TAAGTTTCTGCGTTGGAATGAGATCAGTCGTAGGTACGTGGGCGATACCCCAGAGTTTTATCGCCCAGAGGTATGGCGTAGTAAAGCACAGGATAAGAAGCAAGGCAGTGGCCCAGCGTTAGAAGATCAACAAAATATACACATAGCTACAACACAACGTATAGTTGCTATGTTGTATGGTAGCCTGTTAGAGAGAGGGGTTTGTGAGGAGCAAGCAAGAATGGTGTTGCCACAAAACACCATGACTGAGTGGTACTGGTCAGGTAGCCTTGATGCCTTCGCTGATATGTGCAATCTTAGGTGTGCAGGTGACACACAACTAGAGACTAGGCTAGTAGCTAATGATATATGTAACAGTATGAAGGAGCTATTCCCTGTGTCATGGTTTGCATTGAGATTAGAGAAATGATTAGACCTATGACAGAAGATGAACGCAAGGCAGCACAAGAGCGTAACAACAACAATAACTGGCGTAAGTGTGTCAGTTGTGGTAATGCAAGTAAGTCTACGTGGTGTTCATTTTGTTTGGAGGAAGAATAATGTTTACAGTAGAGTTTGAATCCGATGCAGCAGTTATCACTACGCTAGATCAGAACGACAACTTTGAAGATGTAGAGATGGTGATTGCCGACAATGGTATTGTATACATGAGACAGTACGATGAGAAGATGGATGACTATCAGATGTTATTCATGAGCTATCAACAGTTCACTGACATCATTGCTTCTCATAGAAGACCAGAAGGTATGTACAAGATAGCTAAGGAGAAAGACCAATGATGGAGCTAGCACTAATAAGAACCCTTATGGACAAGGAGTTCTACGATAACAACAAGGGTATCCGATGCCCTGATGAGTTGTTCAGTAAGGATGTGCGTAAGATCAAGCAGACACTAGACTACGCTATGACTACGTATGAACGCAGCCTGACTACCTCTGAGCTTGAGGCTTTGTTCTTTGCTAACAACAGCACTATGACTACAGCAAACAAGCAAGTGTACAACGATCTGTTCAAGCGTGTATCCCGTGAAGAAACCATGAACAAAGAGATAGCTAGTGAGGTACTGTCTAAACTATTCCAACAGGTACTAGGTAACAAGCTGGCTAACATAGGGTTCGACTATGTTAATGGGTCACTGGATAGCCTTGAGCCTGTACGTAATCTATTGCAGACATATCAGGATGACTTCACACCTAACCTTAAGTTAGAGTTTGGTAACATTGAGATTGATCACCTACTCAAGGCCAATGACATTCAATCCCAATGGAAGTTCAACATCCCTAGCTTAGGTAGGAACGTTGAGGGTATCAGTGGTGGTCACCTGATCATCGTAGGGGCACGGCCCAACACAGGCAAGACATCCTTCCATGCGTCACTGATAGGTGCGCCAGGTGGCTTTGCTTCTCAGGGTGCTAAGTGCTTGGTGCTATGTAATGAGGAGGCATATGAACGGGTGGGCGCACGTTACCTAAGTGCAGCTACATCTCTGTCTATGGAGGAGGTCAAGGGTAACTACGCCTTAGCTGCGTCACGCTATGAGCCAGTGCGTAAGCAGATAGAACTGTATGATAGTACAGGTAAGGACATGGGATGGGTTGAGGCTATCATCAAGGCCTACAAGCCTGACATTGTAGTGTTGGATATGGGTGATAAGTTTGCCGTTAAGAACAGCGACAAGTCAGATGTCTATCTTAAGAACGCTGCTATCCATGCACGTAACATAGCTAAGCAGTACGACTGTGCTATCATATGGATGTCACAGCTATCAGCTGATGCAGAAGGTAAGATCAATGTAGACCAATCAATGCTAGAGGGTAGTAAGACAGGCAAGGCAGCAGAGGCTGACCTTATGGTACTGATCTCTAAGAACCCTGTGCTTGATGTATCCGATGATGATGCAGATGATTCACAAAGGTACTTGATCATTGCAAAGAATAAGCTTAAGGGTGGATGGCACGGTAAGATTACGTGCGAGTTAGATGGGGCTAGGGCACAGTACTTAGCATAGAGAGGAGCGACAATGGAATTAGTTCTTGATGTAGAGAATACTGTAACACATAGGGGTGGCAAGATGCACCTCGATCCTTTCGAGGAAACCAATAAGCTTGTGCAAGTAGGTGTACAGGAAGTTGTGTCAGGTAAGCAAGACATCTATAACTTTGATCACGTTGAAGCGAACGACTATGATGGGTCACAGGCCAAGCTACTACAAACTAAGTTGGATGCAACTACCCTGTTGATACTACACAATGCACAGCATGACATGCCGTGGCTATGGGAGAGTGGCTTCAAGTATAGTGGTGCTATATACGACACTATGCTAGCCGAATACGTCTTGATGCGGGGCAACCACATGGAGGTCACACCTACTGGTTCCTACAAGAAGAAGTCCATTAGCCTAGAGAACTGTGCACTACGCCGTAACCTAGACTTCCAGAAGGATGGCACACTCAAGGCCTACTTCAAGGAAGGGTTCAACACTAACGAGATACCTTTAGTGGAGCTTACGTATTACCTGCAGTGTGACCTGTCTTCCACTCGTGCATTGTATGTAGCATTGCAGGAGGACTACGCTAAGCCTGACTCAGAATCTCTTATCAACATACGTGACATAACATTCAAGGTATGCCTTAGCTTATCTCGTATGTATTCCTCTGGCCTCAAGGTAGACTTGAAGGCACTGGAATCTGTGCGTACTGAGTTCGAGACAGAGAAGGCTGAGATAGAGGGACGCCTACAGATAAAGGTTCGTAAGCTTATGGGTGATACTCCTATCAACCTCAACAGCCCTGAGCAGATGTCACAGGTTGTGTTCTCACGCAGCATGGTTAACAAGAAAGAGTGGGCTGGCCTGTTCGACTTCACTAAGACAGACAAGGAGTACAGGGATGCAGTGTTTGCTAACAGCACACAAGTCCGTAAAACTACAGCGTTTACCTGCCCTGACTGCAATGGTACAGGCAGTGTGTATCGTATCAAGAAGGATGGCACAAAGTTCTCACGCCCTAACAAGTGTAAGTCATGCGACTCACGGGGCTACCAGCTAAGGAAGTCCAATGAGTTAGCTGGGCTAGGCTTCATGCCACCTAATAAGAAGTGGGTCAGTGCCAATGGCTTTAGTACAGGTAAGGACAATCTATCTACACTCATGACCACAGCTAAGGCTAACAACATGGACAGTGCAGTTGACTTCCTTAAGGATCTCAAACGCCTGTCAGCTATCTCAAGCTACCTTGCAGCATTCGTTGAGGGCATATCCGTATACACAAAGAAGGATGGGTTCCTTCACGTAGGCCTGACCCAGCACATCACTAGCACAGGCAGGTTCTCTGGACGTAACCCTAACATGCAGAACATGCCACGAGGCGGTACGTTCCCAGTAAAGAAGGTGTTCATATCTAGATGGGAGGGTGGGCACATCATGGAGGCTGACTTTGCTCAACTTGAATTTCGTGTTGCAGCATTCCTATCTCAGGATGCATTGGCTATTGCAGAGATTGCATCAGGCTTTGATGTACACAGCTACACAGCTAAGGTTATCAGTGATGCAGGGCAGGCAACAACTAGACAGGAAGCTAAGGAGCACACCTTCGCTCCCCTGTTCGGCGCTACAGGTTATGGCCGTACACCCTCAGAGGCAGCGTACTATCATCACTTCATAGAGAAGTATGAGGGCATTGCAGCGTGGCATAAGAGGCTAGGCAATGAGGCTATACGGTATCAGAAGATTACTAACGTGGGTGGTAGGCAGTATGCTTTCCCCAATACAGAGAGGAGGCCCAATGGGTTACCCACAAACTTTACTATGATAAAAAACTATCCAGTGCAGGGGTTTGCAACAGGAGATGTAGTACCTGTTGTGTTGGTGGAGTTAGAGAGTAGGCTAATGCCTATGCGTTCTACTCTGGTCAACAGTGTTCATGACTCAATGGTCATAGACATACACCCCTACGAGAGAGATCAGGTGATAGAGATCATCAACTCTATGAACATGGATCTAAACCAAATCATCTATGACTACTACAAAGTTAAGATGAATGTACCTCTATTATTAGAGGCAAAGATTGGCCCTAATTGGCTTGACACACATGACGTATGAGGTTATAACTAGCCTCTCTTAACCAATATCATATATAAAGGATTATAAATATGAGCACAGATATAGCACTTTCCGTAGATGGCATGTCACTTTCAGAGGCAATGGGTATCAGTACTGGTGGTGGTGGCGCATCGTCACAGTCAACCTTGGCACGAGTAAACCAAGTACACTCTGCCTTAACTGTAACTGATAGTGAAGGGGATGACATCATCAAGGTTCCAGTAGGAGCTTACAAGGTAACGTTACCTGATGGAGAAGTTGTGTTTAGTAAGACACTATCCACACGTATCTTCTCACAGCGCCACCAGTGGCAACGATGGGACTCAGATACTAAGACTATGCATAAGACATTACTAGCATCTAACCTTAATGCAGACCTAAAGGATACTACAGGTAAGTTTAACCTTGGCCGACCATCAGGGTACATCAAAGACTTTCAGTCACTACCTGAGGAGATGAAGACAATCATCCGTGGCGTTAAGCGTGTGCGTGTACTGCTTGGTGTACTCACCTTGGATAAGCCTACTGATGACATGGGCAATGCTATCTCAGGACTTGAGGCAGAGATACCATTCGTAATGGATGTGAAGAATACTGAGTCAATGAAAGCTATTGATGCATCTATCAATCAGATCGTCAACAAGAAGCTTACACCTGTTGAGCATACCCTTAAGTTAGGTAGTGCTAAGCGTGACCTACCTTCTGGTGGTAAGTATGCTATCATTGTGCCTGCACTAGGTGAGCAGGTAGCCTACGGTGTAGGAGACAGTCAGATACTTCAAGACTTCATTGATTGGATTGGTGGTACTAACAGGTGGATTGATGGTAAGCACAACGAGGCGGCAACTGGTAGCCTCTCAGCGGCTGATGCAAAGATCGTTGGCTCTATTGTTGAAGTACGAGAGTTCGACATATGATCCACCCTGCTGAACTATCAGTACACGCATACTTGAGGTCAGCTATTAACGGCACAGCAAGTATGAGTGATGAGATAATACAAGGAGTAGCCACTGATGTGGCTGCTGCTCTCAACAAGCAGTTCAATGGTGGCCCACGGGATGAGTTTCGTTTACGTATGTCTAACATTGGGCGGCCTAGATGCCAGCTGTGGTTCTCTAAGAACAACCCAGACACTGACGTTCAGAAGCCTACATCATTCATGCTGAACATGTTGATGGGTGATTGGACTGAGGCTATGTTCAAAGGGGTACTACGTGCAGCTGGCGTTGACTTTGGTGACAACGATAAGGTTACCCTAAAGGTAGGTGATGCGTCTATCAATGGCGAGTATGACATGGTGTTGGATGGTAAGGTAGACGATGTTAAATCTACTACACCCTACGGTTACGACAACAAGTTTGCCAGCTATGATTCGTTAGCCTATGCAGATGACTTTGGCTATGTATCCCAGCTTATAGGCTACGCTGTAGCTGCTAACAAAGACGTTGGTGGGTGGTGGGTGATTAACAAAGTGAATGGGCAGTTCAAATATGTAACTGCTGAGACAGCTAACGTAGATGAGGTGATGGAGTCTATCAAAGCTACAGTTGATTACATCAATAACGATGAACCCTTTGAGCGTTGCTTTAAGCCTGAGCCAGAAACGTTTAGGAAGAAAGCAAGTGGCAACATGAAGCTGTGTAAGACATGCTCATGGTGTGACCATAAGAAGAAGTGTTGGCCTGAGTTGCAGGAGCTACCATCTAAGGTATACTCTGGGTCAAAGCTACCACCGTTAATAGAATATACTTACGTAGAAGGATAAGCTGACATGACTAAGGTTACACTAGACGATATTGAATATGACACAGAGAACTTCACAGAGGAGCAGACTGAGTTGCTTAAGGAGATTCAGATCAATGGCAGTGCCAAAGGAAATATAAACTATCAGCTGTATTGTGTAAAGGCACAGGGCGATAGGCTAGTAATAGAACTAAAGCATTCTCTAGCAAAAGCTAACGCCAATGGCGCGAACTAAACGGTATCACGCTAAAGGCAAGTACAGGAGTGGTCTTGAAAAAGATACTTCCCTTGTACTTGCTAAGTGTCAGAAGGCTGTTCGCTATGAGCAGCTGAAGATAGAGTGGGAAGACTTGCACTACCGCACTTACACCCCTGACTTTCAGTTAGACAATGGTATACTAATTGAGACGAAGGGCTTATTTGATTCTGCAGATAGAAATAAACATTTGGAAGTACGTAAGCAACACCCAGAGCTAGACATCAGGCTTGTATTTAGCAACTCTAAGGCTAAGCTTTACAAGGGTGCTAAGTCTACATACTCAAATTGGTGTGACAAGCAAGGGTTCCTGTGGGCGCACAGGGTTATACCTGAGGGGTGGCTTAAAGAAACAGGGGATGTTATAGGTTTAGTTCGTATACCCCTTAAGTACGAGAGGATAAAACGATGACCTATGAGTTAGCAGATGATGAAATTGCTTTTATTATAAGGCCAACAAACCTTAGTAATAATATTTCTGAATGGGATGGCAGCATAGGTACAGGGGTAGCAGTAGGTGATAACTTCTCTCACCCCCAAGAAATTCTTAAAGACTTACTTTATGTAGCCACCTTATGCAGTGCCTTCTTAGATTTAATGGAGATTGATGAGGATATATTTGATAGGGTTGCCGACCATAGATACAAGCTAATGATGATAGAACTTAATAAGCGTAGCAAGGAAGATAGCTCTTTACAAGAGACTAAAGGTGAGGTAATAAACTTCAACGCTTATACAAAAACAAAGGGTGAAGCATGACTAATTTTGATCCAGTTGAACGCCCTGCCCACTACAATATGGGTGGCGTAGAATGTATTGATTACATCAAGCAAGTAGTAGGCTTGGATGGTTTCATTGCTTACTGTCACGGCAACATGATTAAGTATCAGCATCGTTACCGTTACAAGCAGAAGCCTGCAGAAGATATGCTCAAAGCTGCATGGTACTTAGGTAAAATGAATGAAGCTCTAGCGGAGAAGCACCGATGAAGGTAAGGTCTTTTAGCGTCACGTTCTTAATCAACATTGATGAGAATAATAATATACTAGGATCATATGAAGATGCACACACTGATGACGTTAGTGATCTTGTAGTGGATACATTCTATGATATAGACGATGTTACCGTACAGAATATCTTAGTAAAGGAAAGAGATAAATGATTACTAAAGAAGACATAGATTCTCTTAGGTACAAGACAGACATAGAAGAATACAATGATAGGTATAAAGAAGATGGTTCACTATTAAATGATCTAGCAGCATACAGCCAATGGGCAGAAGGTTTAGTACTAACTAAAGGAGACACTAGGTTATTAGAGAACATACTAGGCCTAGTGGGTGAGGCAGGTGAAGTAGCTGAGAAATTAAAAAAGAGTTTAAGGGATGGTAACAAGTTAGATATTGCTGGACTAAAGTTAGAGTTGGGTGATGTCTTGTATTACATAGCAGTAACTGCTAATCATATAGGAAGTGACTTACAAGAGATAGCTGAAATCAATATGGAAAAACTAAACAGCCGCAAAGAACGTGGTGTATTACAGGGATCAGGTGACAACCGATGAATAACTATCTACCAACAGACTACCAATCATTCATACACAAGTCACGCTATGCACGTTGGCTGGACAAAGAGGGAAGGCGTGAGACTTGGGGCGAGACAGTATCAAGATACATGGAGCATATCGTATTACCTAACGCAGGTAGTAGCTCATACATCAGAGAGATTGAGCAAGCTATCCTATCATTGGATGTCATGCCAAGCATGAGAGCCTTGATGACAGCTGGACCAGCTATGGCACGAGACAATACAGCTGGGTACAACTGTTCATACCTACCAGTAGATGACATGAAAGCTTTTGATGAGGCTATGTTTATCTTGCTGTGTGGTACAGGTGTAGGGTTCTCCGTAGAGCGACAGGCAGTTACTAAACTACCTGATATTCCTGAGTTGTCTGATAGTGACACAACTATCGTGGTCAAGGACAGCAAGGAAGGCTGGGCTAAATCTCTACGTGCAGTGATCTCACTACTGTATGCTGGTGAGATACCTAAGTGGGATGTGTCTCTTGTTCGCCCTGCAGGTGCCAAGCTTAAGACATTCGGCGGTAGAGCATCAGGCTCAGCACCTTTGGTTGACCTGTTTAACTTTGTCATCAAGACATTCAAGGACGCACAGAACCGTAAGCTCTCATCTCTTGAGTGTCACGACATCATGTGTAAGATTGGTGAGGTAGTAGTTGTTGGTGGTGTTCGCCGTAGTGCTATGATTTCATTGAGTAATCTCTCAGATGATCGTATGCGTCACGCTAAGTCAGGTGCATGGTGGGAGAATAACAAGCAACGTGCCTTAGCTAACAACTCTGTATCGTATACTGAGAAGCCTGATAGCTTATCATTCATGCGTGAGTGGATGGCATTGGTTGAGTCAGGCTCAGGTGAGCGTGGTATCTTCAACCGTCAGGCATCTAAGGTACAGGCTGCTAAGAATGGACGCCGTGATGCAACGTATGAGTTCGGAACTAATCCATGTTCGGAGATAATTTTGCGGCCGATGCAGTTTTGTAATTTAACAGAGGTAGTTGTACGTGCAACAGATAACATCGGTGACCTAGAGAAGAAGGTTCGTATGGCTACCATACTTGGTACTATTCAATCCTCGTTCACTAAGTTCCCTTACCTACGTAAGATATGGCAGAAGAACACAGAGGAGGAACGCTTACTAGGTGTATCTATGACAGGCATCATGGATAATACCCTGATGACTACAAAGAATACTGGCTTGGAGAAAACACTTGAGCACCTTAAATCTATTGCTGTTATTACTAACGCTGAGTGGGCTGAACGCCTTGGTATCCCTGTCGCTACTGCTATCAGCTGTGTTAAACCTTCAGGCACGGTTTCACAACTGGTTAATTCAAGCAGCGGGATACATGCTCGTCACTCACCCTATTATATTCGCACTGTTCGTGGTGATAACAAAGACCCACTGACACAGTTTATGAAGGACCAGAAGATACCTAACCAGCCAGATGTAATGAAGCCTGACCAGACTACTGTGTTCAGCTTTCCTATGAAAGCTCCAGATGGTGCAATAGTTACTGCTGATATGTCTGCCATTGAACAGCTAGAGATGTGGTTAGCCTATCAACGATCATGGTGTGAGCATAAGCCATCCGTAACTATAAATGTTAAAAATGACGAATGGTTTGAAGTAGGAGCTTTTGTTTACAAACACTTCGATGAGATGTCTGGTGTATCTTTCCTACCCTTCAATGAACACACATACCAACAGGCACCCTATCAAGACTGTAGTAAGACAGATTACAAAACCCTTCTGTCTTGTATGCCTAAGGCTATTGACTGGACTAAGCTGTCTGAATATGAGAAGGAAGACAACACTGCAGGTAGTCAGACACTAGCATGTTCTGGTGACAGCTGTGAGATTGTAGACCTAGTATAGGATGTACACCTAAGCATGTGTTAAAACTGCTACTCAACCACCCCTAGCTCAACTGGATAGAGCAAGTCACTTCTAATGACTAGGTTGCAGGTTCGAGTCCTGCGGGGTGGACCAACAAGCAAAGGATATTAAGATGTGGACTATCATTGTAAGAAGCCAGTGTAACTTTTGTGATAGCGCCAAGGCTTTGCTTGAAGCTAAAGGACAATCTTACACTACCTACTCTGTTCAAGAGCCTTCTAGTAAGTGGGTATTGACTATAGCTAAGAAGGCAGGGTATACTACAGTACCACAAATATTTAAACCAGATGGAACCCATGTCGGGGGCTACAGAGACCTGAAGGAATATTTCGATGAAACCAGTACGTAAAAGTTTTAACCGTGCTTTGTATCAAGCTTACGACAAGAAGGCTAAGGATACATTAGTAGAGTTGCTAGAGACTAAGGGCCACACCATTGTTAATACCGAAGAGAACTACTTTGTAGACGTTGTATCCCAGAAGGAGGGCTATACATACTTCAATGAGGCTGAGGTAAAGGTAGCCTGGAAAGAAGACTGGCCTCCACATTGGGAAGAGATACGTATCCCTGAACGTAAGCAAAGGTTACTGGACAAGTATGAGGGTACTAATGGAGTGTTAAATTTCTATGTATTCCGTGAAGACATGAAGCAAGCTTGGCGTATCAAGGATAACCTACTTACTAAAGAGAGCTTGGCTGAAGCTAAGGGTAGATACATACAGAAAGGTGAGCTATTCTTTCACATCCCCTATACATCAGCTGAGTTGGTGATTACATGATGAAAGAAACTTATTTAGCTGGCCTCAAAAAAGATATAGAAGATACAAACTATGCCTTGGCTGAAAAATATGACGCAGTAAATCGACCTGCTCACTACAATATGGGTGGGGTAGAATGTATTGATTACATCAAGCAAGTAGTAGGCTTAGATGGGTTCATTGCTTACTGTCACGGCAACATGATTAAGTACCAACACCGCTACCGATACAAGCAGAAGCCTGCAGAAGACATGAAGAAAGCTGCATGGTACTTAGAGAAGATGAACGAAGCTTTGGCAGAGAAACATAAGTAAGGGTAACCTATGGGCAGACCAACCAAGAGATCTAAGAATGACTTACCACCTCTTGAAGAAGAGGCTAAGGCTTATGTAAAAAAGAATCGACCAAAAGAAAAACCCCTAACCTCTCGCAGGTATCTAGCAGGACAGGCCTTAGCTGGATTACTTGCAAGCGGTAGGGGCCTTGGTCACGTAGAAGAAGTTAAGAGGGAAGCCTACAACTGGGCAGACATTATGGATGAGGATGAGTAGGGGGCCGTCAGGCCCCTTTACTTTTAGTTTCTTAGACCCCTAAAGATTGTGTCATTTCTATTATCTATAATATATAAGATGTACTCAAGTTTTTCTTTGGCTCCTATTTCACCCTTAATATCTTCTAGCTCTCCGTCATATCCACTAAGCCTTAGAGCTTCTTCAATATAACTTTTTTGTTTCTTACTTATTTTATTTTCTAAGAGCAGCATTTCATCGGTAACATCAGTGCTGCGGTTTAAAACTTCAAGGGCACTAGCTCTAACTTTTTCTTTTACCCTTCGTACTACTTCAATACGTTGTGGCAAAGGTAAATCAAAGTAATCCCCCGCTTCATCCATTGCTTTAGCAGACTCATAGTTAAGTATGTCACTTACTAATTCATCCAATCTATTTTTATACTCAGGACTTCCGCCCCAGTTTACAGCTTGCCATGCTTGTTCACCTATAGATCCAAGCATTCTTTCGGAAGGAGTCAAGGGTGCAGATGTCCTAACACCACCCAAAGTTCTGCCAGGATCTACAAAAGAATTACCTTTACCTCTAGTACTATATTCTCTAGTAGGTATATCTCCAACAGGGGGTATAAATTTATTGACGTATTTTAAGGAAGCATTAATAAACTTTTGAGTCGTAGTTCCCTGACGCAAATCAGGTTGACTAAAGTCTCCAGTAGCAAACATAATAGCTTGGTTCACAGGTTCTAAGAATCTTGTACCCCCTGAGACTACACGAGAAAAACCTGCTGAAAGAACCTCTACAGATTTTCTTACACTTGCATCACCGTTACCTTCTAGTACAGTGGTAAATAAATCTTTAAGTGTGTAGTACAGCTCTCCTGTATCCCTAAAACTCTGGGAGACTAACACTGCTGAAGCTTCTTCT